AATATGAAAGAACTGGTGGATGCCCTTCGTGGTAAGGACTTCAAGAAAGTCCGTCAGTGGGTTGTAGATAATATCGACAACGATGCTGGCATCATCTTCCGTAAGATTTATGATACCCTTCTTGATGATGTCAAGTATCCTGCGGCTCTTATTGTTCTGTTGGCCGACTATCAATACAAGTCTGCTTTCGCCACCAACCAAGAAATCAATCTCGTAGCCTGTCTGGTTGAGATTATGGCTGGAGTGGAGTGGAAGTAATGGACGGTATTCTAGAGGGCCTTGGTGATCCAAAGGTAGAATACAAGCCAGAAGATTATGTGGAGAAAAAAGCCAAGATTTCTCCCTTTGATTTCATCAACGATATTAACCACAAGAAGACCAATCTCATAGTAGATGAGTGGTCAGAGAAGCAATACAACCCTTGGATCATCAATCGCGGCCTGAGTTTCAGTGCTGATACTGTCATTCCAGCCAACGAGATGAACTGCCGTCCACACATTGATAAAGCACTGCAAAATACTTTTCTTATAAATACAATCAGGTCTAGAAAGCGTTTTGATAAATGGATCAAAATTGAAGACGATGCCGAAGTTGAGATGATCAAGGAGTATTATGGCTATAGTAATGAAAAAGCTAGTCAAGCTCTTACAATTCTCTCCGAAGAACAAAAGAAAACAATAAAAGAGAAATTGTATAAAGGTGGTAGAAAATGAGCGAAGATTTTTTTGATATTAACTATCCTGGGTATGCTCCCTTGGAAGTTAAGTTGGAGAATCCAGACGACTTTCTAAAGGTTCGTGAAACTCTTTCACGTATTGGGGTAGCGTCTCGTAAGGATAAGATTCTTTATCAGTCATGCCATATCCTTCATAAGCAGGGTAGGTATTTCATTGTTCACTTTAAGGAACTCTTTGCCTTAGATGGTAAAGATGCGGACTTTAGTGACAATGATTTACAACGCAGAAACACGGTAGCACATCTACTTTCGGACTGGGGTTTGATTACCATTCTCAATCCAGAAATCCATGAGGACAAGGCTCCTCTAAATCAAATCAAAGTAATTGCTTACAAAGAAAAGAACGATTGGGAACTTATTCAAAAGTATAACATCGGTCGCAAAAAGTAAATCTGTATATGACAATGAATGCTGGTAAAAAATACAAATCGGTATTCATTTCAGACTTACATCTTGGGTCGAAACATTGTAACTCTGATGCATTGCTAGAGTTTTTATCTACGATTAGAACTGAAAAGTTGTATCTCGTTGGAGATATTGTGGATATATGGCGTCTGAAAAAGAAATGGTATTGGCCAAAAATACACAATCAAATCGTCAGAAAAATACTCAAGATGTCAGAAAAGACAGAAGTAATTTATGTCACTGGTAATCATGATGAAATCTTTCGGTCATTTCCCAACATTAAAATCGGTAAAATTGCAGTAGAGCATCGTTGTGTCCATGTTGGGGTGAATGGTAAACGCTACTTGGTGGTGCATGGTGACCTCTTCGACAATTTAATGCGAACAAAGACTGGTCGATTCATTATGCATCTGGGAGACTTTGCATATGACTCTCTGCTCTATATCAATAAGATTATTAATGCATCAAGAAGACTGCTCGGGATGCAACCTTGGAGTTTGGCAAAGTATTTGAAGCGTAAAGCAAAACTTGCTGCCAATTATATTGGTGAGTTCGAAAAAGAAATGTCTTACTATTGTAAACGCAAAGGTTATGATGGAGTTATCTGTGGACATATTCATCATGCAGAAATTACACAATATGATGAGATTGTTTACATGAACGACGGTGACTGGTGTGAAAGTTGCACTGCTCTTGTAGAAAATTATGACGGAACATGGGAAATACTTAAAAAATAATTGACTTTCTTCTAAAAGTATAGTATAAATAAGGGGTGCCATGCTTCGGATGGTACCCTTTTTAAACTCGCTTAATAGGAGCAAACTATGAAATTTGATACAACAATGATCCCACAGATGGATCGGTATTTCGTTGGCGCGGACCGCGTCATGAAGAGATTAGCAGACATTGCTGACCAATCGGCGCAAATGATGCCAATTAAATATCCCCCATACAATATCAAGAAAGTCGATGAAAGTCGCTACGTAATCGAACTAGCCGTTGCTGGTTTCGGTAAGTCGGAAATTGATATTGAATTGCAAGAAGGTCTATTGAGTATACGCGGTAAAATCGACTCTGTTGACAACACCGAATATCTCTATAAGGGAATTGCAGAGCGAGGATTCAAACGCGAATTCACTCTTGCTGACAATGTGGAAGTAAAAAGCTCTTCTCTGGTTAATGGTATGCTGAAAATTTGGTTGGAAGCATTTATTCCAGAAGAAAAGAAAGCTAAGAAGATTGACATTACCGATGGGGATAACGAATATCCATCACAAGCTGCCGAATTTTTGGCAGAAGGTAAAACTAAGTAATAATTTAAGAAGGTGAATGCTATGTCCAATATTAAATGTATAAAGCTAATCAGTGGCGAGGAAATCATTGCTGATATTGATGAGAGTATTGAAGGCCTCGTTATTCTGAAAAAGCCTCTATTGATTATGATGGTACCTAACCAGAATAATCAGTTTGGTATTGGACTAGCACCCTTTTGTCCGTATGCTCAGACCGGGGACATTCCTATCCGCGCTGGTGCAGTTGTTTCTATTTTCGAACCAGATACTGGAATGGTTAATGAGTATAATGTTCGGTTTGGCAGTGGTATTGTAATACCAGAAAGTAAGATTATCGTATGAAACTATTCGCAGCATTTTTAGCCTCAGCCCTGATTGCTACTCCTGTTCTAGCAGTAGAGCATTCATGGAAAGTAACAAGAGTTTTGGACGGCGATACAATCGAAGTCGAAGCTCCGTGGGTACCAGCTCCAATTCCACCAGTAATTAAGATTCGAGTATTGGGAGTTGATACGCCTGAAAAAGGTGGTCGTGCCCAGTGTCCTAAGGAAGCTGCTGGCGGAGAAGCAGCAACAAACTTTACTAAGTCTGTGATTAAACCTGGTCAGATTATTCAGGTTGATCTAAAAGAATGGGACAAGTTTGGCGGCCGTGTTCTTGGTTATGTCAAGTATAATGGCAAGGACCTATCAACAGAACTTATCAAGGGCGGACTTGCCCGCGCCTATATGGGCGAAAAGAAAGCATCATGGTGTAACTAAAACCTCTTTACTTTTGTTATGTTTTATAGTATAGTAGTATTTGAATTGAAAAGAGGGTTACATGAAGTTTTATACCAGCGCACACCAATATGGCTCCAAGATTCTCGTTCGAGGTGTTCATAATGGTGTGCGCTTCAATCGTAGGGAAGACTTCTCTCCTGTTCTCTATGTGAAGAGCAAAGAAGAAGGTGTCCACAAGTCTCTGTATGGTGATAATCTTCAACCTGTTGAGTTTCAAAGTAACAATGACGCCAAAGAGTTTATTCAAACCTATGGTGAAGTAGATAACTTTCCTATCTATGGTCAGACAAACTTCGGCTACCAGTATATCACGCATAAGTTTCCTGGTGAAATCCAGTGGGACATGAATGCTCTAAAGATTCAGACGATTGATATCGAAACGAAAACCGAGTTTGGTTTTCCAGATATCAATAATCCTCTTGAAGAGATTCTCCTCATCACGGTCAAGGACCTAGTCTCTCGCCAGATTATTACCTTTGGTTGTGGTAATTTTGATGATGTAAACTCCGAAGAAATTACAGCCCTTCGTGCCACTGGCAACAAGTTTTTGTATGTGAAGTGTGACAATGAACGTGACCTTCTAGAAACCTATGTTCGTTTTCATTCTGATAATCATCCAGATATCATCACTGGTTGGAACGTCGAACTTTTCGATATCGCATATCTGATTGCCCGTGTAGAGCGGCTGTTCAATGATGAAAATGCCACTAAGAAGAAGTTTTCTCCTTGGGGTCTAGTGCAACGTAAGAACATGAACGTCATGGGGCGTGAGATGTTCACCTATGAAATGAAGGGTATTGCCGTTCTAGATTATCTAGACCTCTTTAAGAAGTTTACCTATTCTAACCAAGAGTCCTACAAGCTAGACCATATTGCTTCTGTGGAACTTGGTAAGAACAAGCTGGAAAATCCCTATGAAAGTTTCCGCGAGTTTTACACTAAAGACTGGCAGAAGTTTGTTGAATACAACGTTCGAGATGTTGAAATTGTGGACGAACTTGAACGCAAGTTGAAGTTGATTGAACTTATTCTCACGATGGCCTATGACGCCAAGTGTAATTACAATGACGTTTTCTCACAGGTTCGCACCTGGGATTGTCTTCTCTATAATCACCTGTATGATAAGAACATTCATATTCCTCAGAAGAGAGACCAACAGGGTCGTGGCATCGAAGGCGCTTTCGTTCAAGAACCTAAGCCCGGTAAGTATGACTGGGTAGTTTCTTTCGATGCTACCTCTCTGTATCCGTCAATCATTATGCAGTATAACATGTCGCCTGAAACCATGGTAAATGGTTATGTCAAAGACACTACAGTCCGTGGTCTTCTTGATAAGACCTTTGACCTTGATGACTTAAAAGATAATGATTATTGTATGACCTCAAATGGGTATTGCTATAATCGCACTAAGCAAGGTCTGTTTCCAGAAATCGTAGAGAAATTCTTTGATGACCGTCAACGTTATAAGAAGTTGATGATTGCCGCGCAGAAAGAATATGAACTTACTAAAGATGAAAAACTAAAGAACGATATCTCAAAGTATAACAACTTCCAAATGGCAAGAAAGATTCAGTTGAACTCTCTCTTCGGTGCCATGGGTAATGAATACTTCCGTTATTATGATGCTCGTGTGGCTGAGGGTATCACTATGACTGGTCAGTATATTATTCAGGAAGTAGGTAAGGCACTTGACGTTTATCTTAACAAGGTCGTAGGTACAAATGGACACAACTACTCTTTCTACAGTGATACTGATTCTTGTTATATTTCCCTGGAGCCTCTTGTTAGTAAGTTTTATCCTGATATGGACCGCGACAAACTCATTGGCGTTCTCGATAAAATCTGCGAAGAGAAAATCACAGAGGCGATCAACAAGAGTTGCGATGGACTTGCGGACTACACGAATGCATTTCAGAAGAAAATTATATTCAAACGCGAGGCAATCGCGGAACGTGGCATCTGGGTTGCAAAAAAGAGGTATGCACTTAATGTCTATGACAACGAAGGCGTCCGTTACGATGAGCCAAAACTCAAAGTCATGGGTCTCGAAATCGTCCGCTCGTCTACGCCAGCGCCCGTCCGCAAGAGCCTCAAAGAAGCCGTCAGACTCTGCCTGACTTCCGACGAAGCAACTCTACAGAAGTTCATTGAAGAAACCCGCGAAGCCTTCTACAAGATGTCGCCCGAAGAGATTGCATTTCCACGAGGTGTAAATGGGTTGTCTAAGTATACATCTACGGCTGATATTTACGGCAAGGGAACACCGATGCATGTTCGTGGTGCCCTAATGTATAACCATATGATCAAGAAAGCCAATCTTGACAAGAAGTATGAATTAATTCAAGAGGGTGAAAAGATTAAGTTTCTTTATCTCAAAGAGCCAAATACAATGCATGAAAATTGTATTGCTTTTCTCGGAATAATGCCAAAAGAACTTGACATTCACCGATATATAGATTATAAGATGATGTTCCAGAAAGCATTTCTTGACCCACTTAACATGATTGTAGACGGCCTAAGCTGGTCTACTGAACCTAAAGCAACATTAGAGGACCTATTCGCATGAACGCACTACTTGACAAACTGAAAAAGAATACCACCATCAAAGAAACAAATGTGTTATCAGAAAGCAAACTCTTTAGCACCAAAGATTTAATTCAGACTGCGGTGCCAGCCTTGAACGTGGCTCTGTCTGGTAAGCTAGATGGTGGTCTAACACCTGGACTGACCATCTTTGCTGGCCCATCGAAACACTTTAAGACTGCATTCGCAATGATGTTGGTCAAGAGTTTCTTGGACAAGTATGATGACGGTATTGTCCTGTTCTACGACTCAGAATTTGGTGCACCACAGTCATACTTTGAGAACTTTGGTATCGATACCGGCAAGGTTGTTCACACACCTATCACCGACATTGAACAATTGAAACATGATATTATGAAGCAAGTCAATGAACTTGAACGTAAGGACCGTGTCATGATTGTAGTTGACTCTGTTGGTAACCTTGCTTCTAAGAAAGAAGTTGATGATGCCCTAGATGGTAAGTCGGTTGCAGATATGACTCGCGCCAAGCAGATGAAGTCCTTGTTCCGTATGATTACGCCACATCTTACTATCAAAGATATTCCTATGGTCGTTGTCAATCACACTTACATGGAAATCGGTATGTTCCCGAAGGCAATCGTCTCTGGTGGTACTGGCATCTACTACTCAGCCGATAACATCTTTATCATTGGTCGTCAACAAGAGAAGCAGGGTACCGAGATTGTTGGTTATAACTTCATCATCAACGTTGAAAAGTCTCGCTATGTTCGTGAGAAGTCCAAGATTCCTATTGAAGTTACCTTCGAGGGTGGTATCAGCAAGTGGTCTGGTCTACTAGATATTGCACTTGAAAGTGGTCACGTAATAAAGCCATCAAATGGTTGGTATCAGATTGCTACCGAGGAAAAGAAGTATCGCTTGAATGATACATACAACAAAGAATTCTGGATGCCAGTTCTGACCGACCCAACATTCAGCGAGTGGGTTGAAAAGAGATACCGCATGGCAGGTGGACAAATGATGGAGGGTGAAAATGTGGAAATTCTTGACGAAGATGTTTCAGAAGAATACGAAAATCTGTGACGAATGTGGTTGCGGCATCAATCCTAAGAAAGATGCTGCAATCTGTCTTCATGGTTCAGAACATGGCCTAACTTTTGAGAAGTGGGTATGTGAAGATTGTTGTATGAAGATTGCTAATGATTATGAAGAATATTTTGAACTAGAGGATGTGAATGTTGCAGAAGAAAATTGAAACTATTATCCTAAGTAAGTTGATTTCGGATGAGGATTACCTGCGTAAGGTAATCCCATTCATTAAAGATGAATATTTTACAGACAACGCCGAGAAGTTAATCTATCGTTACATCAACGAATTTGTTACCAAATATAATTCTCTTCCTACCATCGATGCCATAAACATTGCTCTACAAAATGACCGCAAGGTAAATGAGAAAGAGTATCAGCACGTTACAGAAACTCTAACCGCACTTGATGATGATGTGGATGCCAATGAGAAGTGGCTTCTAGACCAGACGGAAAAGTTCTGTAAAGACCGAGCCGTGTATAATGCCATTATGCAATCAATTCAAATCATTGATGGCGAAGACAAGGTACATTCGCAAGATGGTATTCCTTCCATTCTCCAAGATGCATTGGCAGTTGGGTTTGATAACAACGTAGGACATGACTACATTGATAACGCCGAAGACCGTTTTGATTTCTATCACCGGGCAGAAACTAAGTTGCCGTTTGACCTCGAGATGTTCAACAAGATTACCAATGGTGGTCTACCAAATAAGACATTGAACATTGCTCTTGCTGGTACTGGTGTTGGTAAGTCTCTGTTCATGTGTCACATGGCTGCTGGCGCCTTGGGTCAGAACAAGAACGTTTTGTATATCACCCTCGAAATGGCAGAAGAACGTATCGCAGAACGTATTGACGCCAACTTGATGAACGTGAACATTCAAGAACTCAAAGACCTTTCTAAGTCTATGTTTGACCAGCGTATTGCCAAGATTCGTTCGAAGACAGAAGGTCGTTTAATTGTCAAAGAATATCCAACAGCCAGCGCCCATGTTGGCCATTTCAAGGCTTTGTTGAACGAACTCCAGTTGAAACGAAACTTCAAGCCAGATGTTATCTTTATTGACTATCTGAATATCTGTGCCTCAAGTAGATACAAAGCATCTTCTGGTGCCAACTCCTACACAGTCATCAAGGGTATTGCCGAAGAACTTCGTGGTCTGGCAGTAGAGTTTGATTTACCAATTGTCTCTGCCACTCAGACAACCCGTAGTGGTTATGCTAACTCGGATGTTGAACTGACTGATACATCGGAATCATTTGGTCTGCCTGCAACGGCCGACTTGATGTTTGCTCTTATCGCAACAGAAGAACTTGACAAGATGGGTCAGTTGATGGTAAAGCAATTGAAGAACCGTTACAACGACCCCGGCATGAACAAACGCTTTATGGTTGGTATCGACCGCGGTAAGATGAAACTATATGACTTAGAAGATGATGCACAAGCTGGTATCATGGACTCTGGTCAAGATGATGTTCCAGTGTTCGAAAATACTACCATTGGTAAGCGGAGAGATTTTTCAAAGTTTGAGTTTTAACTTGACAAACCGTTATAAATGTAGTATACAATAGTTATGCGCCGTTAGCTCATCTGGATAGAGCGCGAGACTTCTAATCTTGAGGCAGCAGGTTCGAGTCCTGCACGGCGCACCAGTTTTTAGGAAATAATATGGACGAATTGAATCTTAAACTTGTAGTATCTTCATTTGTGTGGACAAATGTTGGTAGTTCAGACCTTCCATTATGGAAGACAGTGGGTGCAAAAGAATATATCGTCAAGTATTTTACTGGCGAACCTACTTTTGGCATGATCAATGAAGAGCTTGATAAAGTTTCTCACATGTTTGAGGGCGGCGATTCATTTGTTCGTGAAACTGTAGCTGGATTTGAAATTTATTTTGCAGAAGCCCCTACAAATTCTGAAACATTCCAAGCCAATCTAAATGGCGCAATCGATTTTCCTCCTATCGATCTTACCGCAGTGGATGTTACCGAAGAATTGAGTGCTATACTGGCATAAAAATACCGCTTGACATTTCCTCAGAATCTGCTACTATATAATAGTAGATAGAAAAGAGAGAGTGTGATTCGAAAGTATTATAAATATAGGGAACATTATATAGATGGAACTCCTATGTTATCCTTTACACAATTTATCACTGAGGCGACCCACACTGGTGGTATTGCTCATATAGAGCATCCTTCTGATAGATCATTTGATAGTCAAGACGCTGCACACCACGCATTGGAAACTCTGCGTGGTGTTGCACGTGGGAAAACACCATCTACTCGTAAGATAGATGATAGAATGTCTTTCCATGTAATTCGAACACCAGAGGGTAAGATTGGTGTCAAGTATAAGGGCGCTGGTTCTCACTATAACTATTCTGCCGCAGATATTGAAAAGCAACATGGTCATAAACCATATCTTGTCGGCCCTCTGAAAGCACTTCATGCCCATCTAGGCAAAGTTCTTCCGAAAAAGCCGGGTGAATATCAAGGCGGATATATGAGCGAACCTTCTGGAAGATCAGAATACACCTCACACATCTCGCATACTCCAAATACGATTGAATATCGTGCAGATGCTGGTAGCGAAGAAGCAAAGAAGCTAAAGAAATCCAAGGTTAGTGTTACTATACATACGGAGCTAAAGGGGCCAGAAAGAACCGCGCATCCTATCACGGACATGTCGCACTTTCAATCACATCCTGATGTTCACATGGTACAACATCTTGTATCAGACAAAGAGCGTAAACTTCCTTCTACAGTTAAGTCTCAAGCAGAAGAGCATCTGAGTGCGGCAGAAAAGTTGATGAAAAGTCACTCGTATCAGCATCTGCCTGGTCACGAAATACACCTAAGAACATATATCAATAGAACTGTTACAAGCGGTGAAAAACCTTCTGTTGAAGGGTATAGAAAACATTTGCAGACTGCACACCAGAAACTGATAGATGCCGTCAAGACTCCGGCTGCTAAAGAGCGCAAGACTGCTACTATGAATACTCATCTATCTCAAGTAGATGCCAACAAGAAGCACTTCCAAAAATCGTTTCAAATTCACCATCATCTACAACAAGCGACAAATCATCTTGCTAGAGGATTAGATCGTGCCGGTGGTGGTGGGTTCTCGACACATATTAATGGTGCAGCCGCTGGCGGCGAAGGTTATGTCGCTCATGGCCTTAAAGTTGTTGACCGCGAAGGCTTCTCGAAAGCTAACCGAGAGCGTAGTGCAATTCTAAGAGCAAGCAAGGGTAAATAATGGCCGACGTTCATCATCATATCACGCAAGGTAGAATGAACCCAATCACGGTGGGTCATGAAGCTGTTGTAAACCAAGTTCGTAACACGGCTGGTACCCACGGACACACCATCGTTCTTACTGGTACACATGATTCTAAGAAGAATCCTTTGACGCCTGAACAGAAGTTGAAACATGCTAAGAGAGCATTTCCTGGTGCTAACGTTCGTCTTCTAGATAAAGAACATCCCACTCTCCTACACCAGATGTCAAGACTTCATAGCGAAGGTGTTACTCACTTACACTTACACGTTGGTTCGGATAGGGCCCATGAGTTTCATGCCCTTGCGCATAAGTATAATGGCAAAGAAGGACGTCACGGTTATTACAACTTCAAGAAGATTACCATTCATACTGTTGGTAAAGAGCGTTCGGATGCTGATACTGGTGTAGCGGGTGCATCTGGAACCAAGATGCGCCAACATGCCGCCGCTGGTAACGAAAAAGAATTTCATAAGATGGCACCTAGTGCCATGTCCACAAAGCATAAGAGCGAACTCTATAAAGATGTCCGTCGTGGTATGGGCCTTCATGAAGCCTTGTCCTTCAAGAACTTTCTAGGACTCTAAGATGGGTGGACTACTAACATACATCAAAGACATGATGTCAGACGGTGGCAATCCTTCAACTAAACGTTGGGTCGCAGTTGTATCTACTTTGCTCATTGCCATCGGTTACATCGCCAATCTATTCTGGGACTTCACCATTGAAGAGTTTATCTTTAACGGTGTAATGTATATTGTTATCGGTACTCTTGGTATTACGGGTGTAGAAAAGTTTGCACCTAAGAAACCAACTAAGAAGACAGAAGAAGAATAAGGAATTAAATATGTTTGGTATGATCCCTCTCCCATATAAATTATTAGCAGGTGCAGCACTAATTATTGGCGTTTTCTTTTATGGATATATGAAGGGCTCTGCCTACGCCGAAGCAGAACTACAAAGATTTTCTGCTAAGGCAAGCACACAAGTTGCCGAACTTGAGAAAAAGAATGCTGAAATAAGTAACAATGTAGTTACTGAATATGTTGATAGAACAAACACAATTAGAGAGAAAGAATATGTTTACATTGATACCGCTAAAAACATTGTTCCTAGCCAGTCTGTTATGTCTAACGGCTGGGTGTTCACGCACGACTCTAGTGCCACTGCCAGTGATGCCGACCCCACCCGAGCTTCTGATGCGTCCTCCTCAGGAATTACAGACACTACGGCCCTCGTCGGAATCATCACAAACTACTCCAGATGCCAGCAAAACGCCCAGCAATTGATTGCTCTACAGAAGTGGATTGCAGATAACAAAACTGAGGTTGATCGTATCAACTCCGAGAAATCGAAGAAGTAATTGTTATAAATATAGCAAACGTTTAGCTTCTGGAGATACTTTTAATGGCTAATATTATTGAGAAAGCAAAGGCGCGACTGAAAGAGGCTCGTGGTTCTGCATATACATTGTATCACAAATCATATACCGATGCAATCAATCACGCACTATCACACCACCAAAAGTCTGGTCTTAATGTAAGTGACGATGATAGATTTCAGCACGTTGGTGTTGGTTCAAAGAAGCCAAGCGAAGGTAATACCACTTCCGTAAGTATGCCAGCCACTCACACTAGTGGCAAGAAGCACATGGTACATGTCCAAGTATTCAATAAGGGTGGCACACACCCGTATGAATTGAATACCTATTCGAGCGGCATGGGTCGTAATGTCAAAGAAGCCGCTGATAATTATCCAAGAGAAGGTTTTCCTAAAGAAGGCGATTATGGCTATCATTCAAATCCTGGTCTAAAGCCACAAGAGAGCGATAGCGACGAAGATATGGACAAAGCATACAAGGCAGCAAACGGCGAAGAAGCTAAGAAGCCATTGAATGCAAAGACCACTGAAGTATCAAACAAGATAGAAGAGGGGCGCGGCGAAGACTCTAAGGGTCACTACCGCGCAACAGAAGATGGGGCTGGTCTAACTCGCAAGGGTGCCAAGGCCATGGGCATCAAGACGGCTGTTACTACACCTCCTAGCAAACTGGATCCAAAAGGTGAAGCTGCTGGTCGCCGCAAGTCATTCTGCGCCCGCATGGGTGGCATGAAAGGTCCAATGAAGGACGAGAAGGGACGCCCAACTCGTAAGGCTATGTCACTACGCCGCTGGAATTGTAACGAAGAAATCGAACAGATAAACGAGTATGGTATTGACCAAAATGCACACAGCGTTAGTAATGGTTATACGCCGAAAACGCCACCAAAACGTCCGCCGATTGCTAAACCTACGATGCATCCTGCTGCTGAAAAACCAAGAACACCACAGAGCAGTGTTGGGTCTCTCTCGCGAATTCGTGCTGGCATGGCAAAACGTTTAAACAACAGCACTGTCAAAGAAGAACTTGGTAAAGAAGACGAATGGGGTAGCCCAGAACTTCGCAAGAAGTGGGCAGCTATGACACCGGGACAAGAAGGTCTAGCGGCTGATAAGATTCCAGCAATGAATCCATTTTCTGGTGATGCTATCCAAGAACAACAACTCGACGAAATCTCGGCCCTAGGTGCCAAGAAGCGTTCTGAATTTGCTGCCAAACTACGAAAGACACTTGCCGACCCGAAAAAAATCGCGAAGGCCAAGAAAGATATTGCAAAGAAAAAGGCAGTCCAGAGAGCAGAAGAACCTAAGCATCTTGTTATGCAACTTCGTAAAGCCACTTCTATTGGTTCAAAGGTTAAGTTCTATGACGGTGCAGAACACCACGTAGCACCTAATCATGTAGAGAAGTTCAATGACCGCTATCACTCATTGAAGTCTTCAATCGAAAAAGAAAGCCTAGTGAAGAGAGCGCACAAGTCACATGCTGACTTCATGAGAGCTATCTCAGAAGAGACAATGGGTCAGACAATGGGACCTTGCACAGACAATATCTCGCCTGCAAATTATCCTTCGCCGTATCAACTATCACCTCTACCTGGTTTAGAGGACATGAACGCCGACAACGAGGCAAACCAATACACCGAGGCAGACTTGGCTGTAATTGAGGCTGATGTCACCAATGAAATTGAATCTTCTTCATGGCAAGACCTAAGTAAATACTATGATGCCGAAGATTTAGAAGACGAAGACGAAGACGAAGATGAGAATGAAGGCGAACTAGATGAAGCCATCACTCCTCAGGGTCGTCTAAAGAAAAGATTTGCTGCAATGCGCAACAAGACTCGCCGTAATCTTGCAAAGAATATGGCGCTAAAGCGTATTGCTACGCCAGATGTAATTAAGGGCCGCTCAATTCGTGCCGCTCGTAGAATGGTTTACAAGCGCATTCTACGTAACCGCGACCCATCTTCTGTATCAGCCTCTGAAAAGGCACGTATCGAAGCACAAGTAAAGCGTATGGCACCTATGGTATCAAGACTTTCAATCCGCCTACAACAAAGCGAAAGAAAGCGTGACCAGAGCCGCGTGACTAACGCAAGAACAAAGAAGAGATAATATGGATGAGTTGAATACTTCCCTTAAAATTGTAATGGCAAATACATACGCTATGTATTTTAAGGCGCATGGCTTTCACTGGAATGTAGAAGGTAAAGACTTCTCACAGTTTCATGATTTCTTTTCTGATATCTATCAAGAACTATTTGCGGCTGTAGATACCATTGCAGAAGAGATTAGAGCATTGGATGAATATGCTCCATATAATATGACCGAGTTGGCTTCGATTACCACTATCAAAGAATCTAATATCTATGGTGTAGATGTATCTGGTATGTTAGCTGATCTTAATGTCGCAAACGCATCTGTTATTGAGGCTTTAAATTCAGCCCATAAATTAGCAGACGCGGAAAATAATAGGGGCTTATTGAACTTAATCGAAGAGAGATTGGACGTTCATGCTAAACACGGTTGGATGATCCGTGCATCCTCTAAGTGATAAATATAGAGGATAAGGAGATACTAATGTCACTCGAACAAACAATTAAAGACACTGTGATGGCAGAGTCAGTAGATTTGGATATGCGTTTGCAGCAACTAGTCCGTGCTGGACTAATGCCATCGAATACTATTCCTCTGTTGCGCAAAGCTATTACTAAGATACAAGGTGGTTATCCACTTCAAGGCGCCGAGCGCGATGTCATGGCAAACTTCTTAAATTCCATGATGTTCATTGTTCTGGGCGATGATTCTATCTTTAATAAGGCTAGAGTAGGTGCTAAGACTTATGCTACTGAAGCAAAAGAAAAGACAGAGTATGACTACGAAGGTGACATGGCAATGGGTCAACTGAAGTCAATCATTGCCAACTCGCAACGTATGCATGATATGCTTTCCGATGACACCAACATTCCTGAGTGGGTGCAGTCTAAGATTACGTTGGCAGAAGATTATATCTCAACCGCAAGCAACTACATGCAAGGCGAGATGAACGAAGAAAAAATGCCATTCAAAGGTCCATATAAAAAAGCCGGTGAGCGCAAAGACGAGTATGGTAACCCAATAAAGAATGTAGCCCAACATCTTGCTAAGAAAGCAATGAAGGCAGGTGCCAATCTAAAAATGGATCCAGATACAGGAACACCTGACCACTTCACCGCTGCAATGCGCCGTAAAAAAGGTTTGCCAGAAGATGTCGAACTTGAAGAGAAGCGCGGTCTATGGGATAACATTCATGCCAAGCGTAAGAGAATTAAAGCTGGGTCAGGTGAGCGTATGCGCAAGCCAGGTTCAGAGGGTGCACCTAGTGCCGCAGACTTGAAAAATTCTCGCACTGAGGAAGTCGAACTTGATGAAGCAACATATTTTGTTCACACCGCTAATAATGCACATCATGTCAACGAAAAAATTCCCACTGGGAAAAAAGATGCGATGGGACAGGCATTGATGACATCAAAGGTGGTCAAGTCGTTTCCTTATGGAGACACCCAATCAAAGCAAACATCTCCTGACCAGCACAAGGCTGCAAATGCTCATGCCAAAAAACTGAATGCTGGTATGAAAGAAGAAGTAGAAACAATCGATGAACTTTCAAAGGGTAAACTCCAATCTTATATGGATAAGGCAAAGACTAAACCGGGTGAAGTCGTTGCAAATGTTAATGACCCGAATAGTATGAAAAAATATGGAAACCGTATAAATGGCCGCATTCGTGCTGGGCGCAAACTTCTTGCAAAAGAATCTCGTCGCGGCGAAGCACTGGCTGATATCGCTGCCATCACACAGATGAATGAGTCTTATAAGACCACATTTGATGCAGCACTTACACAGTATGGTATCAAGTCTCCCTCGGAACTTGATGAAGAAAAACGCAAACAATTTTTTAACTTTGTAGATCAAGAATATAAAAAGGGAGACAACTAATGTCCGCATGGGGTAAAGCAGATAATAAATCAGTGTCAGGTACAGTAACTCTTACTGCACCTGCTATCACATTCAATGGTGCAACAGGGCATGCCGCTGGAGTATATACTTCTGCCGCACATCCATTCCAACTGGGTGATCCTGTTGCATATGCAAACGGTGGAGGAACCTCTGTTGTAGGTCTGACATCTGGCAGCACATACTACGTAACTAATGTTACTACAAATACTTTCATGGTCGCTGCTTCAGAAGCAGACGCACTTCACAATAATCCAACAGTAATCGCCTCGACAGATGGTTCAGGTGCTTCACACACTTTCACACTAAGTCTAGATTACGGTCGCGGAACTCTAACAGGTACAGACACCTTGTTCGTGACGGATCTTCTTCTTGTTAATGATATCGTTCGTGTTGGTACTCAGGAAATGATTGTAATCGCCGTTGCTAGTGAAACAGTGGCGACTGTTATCAATGCAAATCCAGGAACAACTCTGACTACATTCTCTGGTCAAACATATAGAGCCCACGAAAAACCAACTTTCGTTGCCTCTGTTGGATCAACTGACTTTGAATCGACACAAGTTTTTGGTGTAAGAAGCACTGAAATTCACGGCGACCAAGCAGGTGGATATGTTTCGGCTGTTTCTTTGATCCAAGGTGGCACACGTTACCTCGAAGTTCCTGCCGTAGGATTCTCTGGTGGTGGTGGTTCTTCTGCTGCTGCAACTGCAACTATTGCTGCTGGTTCTGTTACTGCAATCGCTGTAACAAATAACGGTTCTTCATATGAAACTGCTCCTACTGTAAATCTTTCAGTTCCACGCAGAACTATTCCTACAACTGGCGTTAATACTACAACAGAAGCCATCACTTATGCCAATCACGGATTAACTGCTGGCGAAGAAATCAAGTATTATCATAATGGTGGTACTGAACTTGCTGGTCTGACAAACGGAACATCTTACTATCCAGGACAAGTAAATTCAAGTGCTTTCATCCTGTATAACACTGCCGCTCGTGGTGCGAATGCTGTTGCTAATATGACAATTGCTACTACTGGTGTTAACACAACTACTAATGTTTTCACTTCAACTGCTCACGGACTAGTTAATGGTGCAGAACTTAACTACAACAACCAAGGTGGTACTACAATCACTGGTCTTACTTCGGGCACTGATTACTTTGTTGTCAATAAGACTACCGATACTTTCCAACTAGCATTGACTTCGGGTGGCGCTGCTATCGACATTAGTGGCACAGGTAACAACTCGCAGACATTCATATCGACTGGTCGACTTAATCTAACAGGCACTGGAAACAATGCTCAGTATTTCGATCTTATGACAGCGACAACTGCTACTGCTCGTGCAGCACTCGGTGTGAACCAAGGTGTTGACAATGCTGAATCTGGTGCTGTTGCACACACTGGTTGGGTCAAGCGTAAGGTTCTAACTGGTGCACACGCTGGTCGTATCCAGTATGAAGTTCTGGTTGCACTTTCAAAGAACGGCATCTCCAGTGATGCTGCTGATGACATTGAGTTCCCAGAGGATTAATAACTAATGGCAGACAGTAAAGTAACCGCGATGAATCCAGCAACCGAAGCGAATTCGGCTGATGTGCTTTATCTAGTGAAACCAAATACAAGTCCATATGATCATAAGATTACTATTGCTAATCTGTTCGGGGGCATTCCTGTTCCCGTAGTTTTAGAAGAGAAATTAGTATTGGGTGGCACTCCACAGACTTTATCGTCTAGGGGTGCCATTTCAATCACATCTTCGGTAACAAAGATTACATCACCCGATGCAAATGGTGAACTAACAATTGCTGACGGTATTCAAGGTCAGATTAAGACGATTATCATGGTATCAAATTCGGGTAGTCGCACATTATCAATTACGAATAATATTGGCCATTCTAGCATTGTCTTTAATGGCGCAGGAGATACCGCTACTTTAATGTTCCAAGGAACACTGTGGTATTTCATTGGGGGAACGGCGACAGTAACATAATATGCTTGAACTAAATGATGACAATTTTTTGATCTTTGCTATTAAGAGTTATGACAATCGAGGTTGCCTTGGTATGTCTGACCTTGAAGAAGATTTAAAACGATTTAAGTATATCAAACGATTATTTCGTAGATATGTAACAACAGATGTATTAAGTGAAAGATTGATACTCAATCACTTAATAGTTTTGTATAACGTATTTGGTAATGAAACCACTTTGATGCTTTTATATAAATTAGAAAATAAGTATTGGTCATACCTGAAAACATTTCTAGTTTATCTAAATAGAATGACTGTAGATGATATACCAGAAATACCTTTAGATTTAAACATAGCGAGAACTTTAAGGAATATTGATGGCTAAGTTGATCGATAATGCTATTGCACTGCGCGTCTTATGGATGCTCACTACTCCGTTTGAAAGAACGGACGCATACCGCTTAGGCATTATCGACAAGAAGGGTAAAGAAATCACACCAATTTCAAAACTAAATACAGATGTTGAGAGAGAAGCATATACTTATCTCCATCGTTTAGTTTTTAGATTGAAAAGAATTATTCATATGGTGCCAGTAGAAAGTAAGAACTTTCTTTCTTTTGCCGCTGCGGTTGCATTGGTAAAAGAAGGTGTAGAATATGATGACGATATTTTAGAGGAACTATTCTACATGGCACATGAAGACCCAGAAGTTATTGCTCTAGCAGAAGAGCTGGAGAATAAGACGCTATCATTTAAACAGTTTGTGACAGAGATGGGTGTTGCAGGTGGCGCCGTAGCTGGTATTGGTATCAACAATCCAAATATTCCAAATCAGGCAGAACCAGGCGTCTCTAAGAAAGCCCAAAAGAATTATAAAAATAAGAAGAAAATTATAAGAAGGAATGCACAATGAGTTTGTTAAATTTTTTCTCGGTGGGTAAAGAAATTGATACCCTCCAAGAACTAGAAATCGCGAAG